CCGCCGTGCCCGCGCCTGCGCCTGCGGTGCCCCAGCCGCTGCGACCAGGCGTTCAGGGTGCGGGCCAGCGCGTAGCCCACGCACCGCGCAATGCCATGGACGCTGTGCAGAGCGCGTTTGCCGCCGCGGGCTTGTGATTGTCGTGTGGGGGTTGGTCAAGCGGTCTGGCACCCCCGCCATCTCCGGGCGAAACCCGGGCTCCGCTTACGCCGTTCTGAGCCTTTGACCAACGAAAGAAGTTTGCCGGAGTTTTCGCCCGTGGGATCACTTTCTGGTCGGGCCGCTTGACGCGGCGCCAACACTTCGCCCCGCAGGAGCAAGAGAAGCCCAGCCGATAGCCGGAGTCGCGCCCGGCGGCCTCTCTCGCTCCGCACACGCCGGGAAAGTCGCATGTACGAGGGGTTCGCGTCCCTCAGCACCTTGCAAGTGCCGCCCCTCAGGTTGTAAGCCGGGTTCACCGTCGGCAGGGCAGCGCAGGCAGAAAGCCTCGACCACAGGTGCGGTGGGTGGCGTGCAGAGCTTCAACCACTTTGCACAGGAGAGGCGTCATGCCCATTTCCGCACCCGACCTCGCAACGGTCACCGTCGCCGCGCTCGACAACTTCATGCGCAACCGCCCAGTCGATCAGATCGGCACCGACCGCCCCCTCATCAAGAAGCTGATGGGCGGCAAGAAAACCCTGATGCCTGCTCGCCAGTTCTCGGTGGAGAACGTCCGCGAGACCTACGGCAGCAACTTCGCCTGGTCGTTCGGCGAGACCGCTCGGACCTTCAACAAGCGCTCCACCGCCGTGCAGGCCCAGTTCCCGTGGCGCGTGGCTCTGGACGGCTTGTACCTCGACTGGGACATGCTGTTCGCCGCTGGCATCCGAGTTGATCCGGATCCGGCCAGCAAGGGCAAGCTGGTGCTGGACGCCAACGAGAAGGTCATCCTCTACAACATCCTCAGCGAGCACATGGAAGCGCTCGAGCTGGGCTTCGTCGAGCGCCTTGACCTCGAACTGCACCGCGACGGCACTGCCAGCGCTGACGCGGTAGTGGGCCTGGACGCCCTGGTGTCTCGCACTCCGGCGGTCGGCACCGTCGGTGGCATCAACGCGGCCACGAAGACCTACTGGCGCAACTACTTCGCCGGCGCGGTCACCACGCCCAACCTGCGCGCGACGATGGAAGCCGCCTGGCGCTCCTGCATCCGCAACGGTGGTGCGCCCGACTTCATCCTGGCCGGCTCGACCTTCATCGATGCCTACGCCAGCGTGCTGACGCTGAACCAGAACACCGAAGCGGGCAAGCCCAAGCAGCTCGACATCGCCACTGGCCAAGGCGCCCGCACCGGGCTGTACTTCAAGGGCGTCGAGATCATCTGGGATCCGGTGTTCAGCGCCCTGGACGCACTGGAGGCGCCCCTGGCGGCCAACCTCTGGGAGAAGCGCTGCTACATGCTGAACACCAAGCATGTGAAGTACGAGGACGATGAGATGGCGGTCTACAACCCGACCCCGCCTCATAACGTCCGGGCGACCTATGCGTCGCTCGACCTGCGGTGCGCGATGAAGATCAATCGCCGCAACGCCCACGCGCTGATCATCGCCGCGTGATGAAAGAGGGGCCCAGCCAAGCGCTGGGCCCTTTTCCCTGATTCCTCACACCCCGGAGAACCCCATGAACATGCTGATTCCCGTGATCGCACTGGTGATCACCCGCGACCCCATGACCATCCTGCCCCGCGAAGTGCCCGAGCACGAGGTGGCCGTTGTGCAAGCCGTCTTCGGCGAGGACAACGTCGAAGTGACCGGCAAGGTCGAGGGCGCCGTCATCGAGCTGGACTCGGCGCTCGAAGCCGATCGCCTGGTGCAGCGGTACGGCCAGGAGGCCGTCGAGAAGGCCTATGGCGGGAACTTCAAAGGCGCGATCGACAAGGAGTGCAAGGCGATCGCCGTCGAAGCTTCCTCGACTGGCGAGCGCGATCTCAGCGAGCTGTCCAAGGCTGAACTGCTGTCCCACGCCGACGAGCTGGGAGTTTCCGTCGATCCGGCAGCCACCAAGGCCAAGATCATCGAAGCCATCAAGGCCGCCACCGCCGGCTAATCCCGTCCCCCCACACCGCGCTGACGACACATGCCGCACGTCATCTCAGACCGGGTGCTGGAGGCCAGCACTTCCTCTGGCACCGGTCCGTTCGCGCTGTCCGGCGCGGCGTTGGGCTACCGGGCTTTTTCTGCCGTGTGCGCGGTCGCTGACACGGTCCCTTACTACATCGAGGCGGTGGACGCCCAGGGCAGGCCCACCGGCGACTGGGAGTTCGGTCTGGGCACCTACACGGCCGCGAACCAGCTCACGCGCACGACGGTTCGAGGGTCGTCCAATGGCGGCTTGGTTGTGAGCTTCCCGGCCGGCAACAAGCTCGTCGGCCTTGGCGTTCCGGCACCGAACTCAGCTGCGACGCGCGCAGAGTGGCGGTCTTCCCTCGGCTTTACGCCGACGGGCGAATCGCTGGCGCTTGCAGCGAGCCCCGCGGTCGTCCAAGCGCTTTTGCCCTTGAACCAAGCGCGTATCGATGTCCCCAGCGCTGCGACGGTCAACTTGACGACCGCCGCGCCGAACACAGACAGCATCAACTTCACTGGTACCACGGCGATCACCGGGTTCACGGTGGCTGCGGGCCGCATGGTGTTCGCGCGGTTCGCCGGGTCGCTGACCCTGACGAGCGGCGCTGGCATCGTTACCCAGACCGGCGCGAACATCGTTACCCAGGCCGGCGACACCTGCATCTTGCGAGCGACGGCGGTCAACGTGGTCGAGGTGCTTTCCTACGTGCCCGCAGTGCTGAACCAGCAGACCACGCGCAGCATGGTCCGGCTGTCCACGTCAAACGGCAACGGCAGCACGAACACGGCGATTCGTCGATTTACGACGGTGCAGGCGAATCAAGGCTCCGACATCACCTACGCGGACAGCGCCACCCTCGGCGCCAGCTTCACGATCAACGCGGCCGGGGTGTACGCCATCAGCTACAACGATTCAAGCAGCGCTGCATTCAATATGGCTTTCTCGCTTAACTCGATGAGTTTGACCACAAACCCGCCGTCCATTCCGGCTGCGGAGCGTTTGGCCATGACGCAGACCAACCTTGCCAACGGATTCGCCGCCCTGCCGTGGACTGGGTACTTGCCGGCCGGCTCGGTAGTCCGCCCACACGTTGACGCAGGGGCAGCCAACGGATCGCCGAACACCGCCAGCTTCACCATCGTGAGGGTCGCATGATTCACGCATTCACCGATGCCTCGGACGGCTATTACGAGGCGGAAGTCCCCGAGGGCCAACCGCTGCCGGCGTGGGCCGCGGCGCTCACGCCAACTGAGCGCCGAACGGCGAATGCACCACCCGCCGTCCCTCAGTTCGTCACTCGATTTCAAGCTCGCGCCGCGCTGCACATGGCTGGATTGCTGCCGCAGGTAGAGGCGCTCATGGCCGACCCCGCCACGCCTGTGCTGGCGAAGCTGGCCTGGGCTGACGCGCAGGATTTCAAGCGCAACAGCCCAACCATCGCGCAGATGGCCGCCGCGCTGGGGCTGACTGATCAGCAGCTGGACGACCTGTTCACCACCGCCGCCACCATCGACGCATGAGCACGTTGCCCCCTGCTCAGACTTTCGAGTCGATGCTGCGAACCCTGCGCAGCCGCTGTGGCCTTCATCCGACGCTGGGAAGCGCCACGGCTCTTGAGGACATTCTCACTGGCGCCAACGACTACGTGTTCGCGCAGCTCGACGAAGGTCTGCCCATCACCTCGACGCTGATGCTGGCGGCCGATGCTCCCGAATACCCCTGGATCTCCGACGAAGGGGAGACGATTGCCCGGGGCAGTGTGCAGTCGGTTTGGGTCGAGCAGGGCGACTCAGAACGAGTGCCACTGCCTCAGGGCATCCAGCACGCGATGCGGGCGGAGCAGTCCTTGCGCGCGATCCCGGAGCGCTACGACAGCCGCTACATCGACGGAGAATGGTCGCTGGAGGTCTGGCCGATCCCGGATCAGTCCTACCGGCTGTTTATCGACCACAACCGCGTTCTCACCCGATTCACGCAGGGGGGCGACAAGCCGAGCGCACCTGCGCGCCTGGTGCTTGAGTACGCGGTCGCGATGGGCAAGGCGCACTACGGAAAGGCGGACGCAGAGGTGGTGGGGCAGTCGTTCCGGACCATGCTCTACAAAGAGAAGGTGGCCCAGAAGGAGAACCGGCGCTTCATCCCGCCCTCGGCGGCCTGCCCGGCGCGCCCGCGGGTGGTGGCCACGGCCAACGGCTTCCGACAGGTGAGCTGATGCCCTCTGTCACCTTCGACAGATTCGACGGGGGCCTGCTGCTTGCCCGGCCATCAAGTGTGGCCCCGGCCAACAGCCTTCGGCGCCTGATCAACATGGACGTGCAGCCCGGAGGTTGGCTGCGCAGTCGGTCCAAGTGGCGGCGTACCGTGGGTTCATTCGAGCTGGGGCCCCAGTGGAAGGGGCTGGAGTCGAATGCTGGCTACCTTTGGACCTTCGGCTGCTGGAATGTCGCCAGCACGGGCAAGATCAGTGACATCGTCGACTTGGACACCGGCGACCGCATCGTCTACGCCTTCATCTCGACCGGAACTGGAGGCAACTTCGCCGAGGCCTCGCGCGCGCGCCTGCTGGGTGTCTCCCGCTGGAACAACGGCTTCTTGGTCGTGATGACGGCCGACGAGGGAGTTACCTTCCGCCGCGCGCTCTTCTCCGTCAACCCAGCCACGCACACCGGCACGGGTGCGCCCGTCACGGACGTCAACATGCCGAACACCGGCGTGATGACCACGGCGGGCTCGCGCATCTTTGCCGCCTCGGACGACGGCCAGACCGTTCGATTCAGCGCAGTCGGGAACCCGGCTGACTGGACGGCCGCCGGCAATGCCGGCTTCCTGCCGGTGTCCCAGCACTTCGGCAGCGGCCAGCGGGTGTACGGCTTGGGGCAGTACCAGGGCAAGCTCGCTGTGTTCACGGACCAATCAATCCAGCTCTGGGTGATCGATCCAGATCCCACCGCCATGGCGCTGGAGCGCGTCGTCGAGGGTGTCGGGACGCGCCACCACGGGTCAATCGTTTCCCTCTACGGCGACCTCCTGTTTCTCTCGGAGACCGGCGTTCGATCGCTCACAACGTTGGCCAACGCGCTTTTCCCTACGGACGTCGACG